CCGTGTAGGAACCCCAGCCATCATCGCCCCAGCATCAGCCGAACTCGGATCATTACCAAACCCAGGCCGGTTCCCCTGCCGCCCGTTCTGCCACCAATGACGGATCAGAAACCCGGCAGCAACCTTCACCTCCGGGGGGATCGTCGCAAAACCCACAGCCACAGTCACAGTCACGTTCTGCCTGCCCACACGAAACGGGCGCGGAGAATCCACACCCCCCGCATACACAACCCCAGCAGCCGGAGATGCAACAAAGTCTGTGATCGTCTGCCCCGACTCAACAACAGTGGTAACCGTGTTGAATGCGAACGGGAAAAGGACACTGACGTTACCGCCGTCGAACACTTCGACAACCGACTCTGACACCAGACGGCCCGCCAGATTCTCAATCACCGGGGTTGCCGCTGAAACGTAATCCTCAATCACCGCATCAGCCGTTGTCGGAGCTGTCGAAGCCTGATCCGTATACACATACGTTCGAGCTTCCGCCAAACTGATCAGCCCCCGAACGATGGGCATCAGTCGCCTCGCAGGTAGTAGCCGCGTTCGTTCGGCGGCAACTGTGCCCGCCGCAAATCTTTCGCCGCAGCCTCAGCCCGCAACTGTGCCGCCTCATTCTCGGCATCGTCACGCACCTGCTCAACATCAACTTCACGCATAACACTCACCCTCCACATCAGAACGCATGTACTACAAGCAGCCCAAAACTAGTCACCAACGGCGCGAGGATCGACCGTACGGGCATGACCCCCCAAAGCGGCCCCGCAGTACCCCCCACGTTTCCGCACACCCCGCAACGCTCAAATCGAAGTCATGTTCGACTCGGCCTGCTCCCGCCGAAACTCACGCCCCGCCTCATGCTGACGTTCATCCAACCAATACTTGCGACGGTGCGGAAGAATCGCCCCCGTGTGCGCGTGGATCGGAAACCCCAACGACCTGATCCGCCGACAGAAATACAGATCCTCACCAAGCCACGCACCCTGCAAAGGCCCATCCCGGAACCAACACCAATCCGTACCCTCGTTCGGGTCGGCAGTCTCACGAATCTTCTCAAGCACACTCCGGTGAACCAGCAAACAACCAGTCCCGGCACCATCAACCTCAATGACCGAATCCGGGGGGTAATCCCACAACACTTCCATCATCAGGCCGTCCTCGAACCGGCGATACAAATGCGGCACCGGAGTAGGCAACAGCCCGTCAGGGTTCGGCAACGTCCCAAAATATAAACCTGCAACCACCGGACGTTCCGTCGCATGGGCGGTGGCAATCAGTTTGTCGAAAGCTTCAACGGACAACTGCTCATCCGAATCAACCATCAGCAACCACTCGGCGGGTTGCTGGTCTAAAAAGGTGCGCACAACATCGTTGCGCAGTCGAGAGATCAGACCACCCTCGACTCGTAAGAATCCGGCCAACCGTGCCGGGCGTGCCCGAAACAGTTCCACCATCGATGTTGCGAAAAGTCCCTCAACCAGTCCGGGGTCAATCCACGAAAACGTTACACGGTCAGCGACCTTCATAATCCTTCTCCACGTCATCCACGAGTCCACGGTTGACCTGCGGAGGGCTGCCGTGGAAACAGCCCCCCGCAGGGAATTACCTACAGCACCGGCGCGATCATACCCGTACCGTTGATCACCTGAACGGAGTTCTGGTGACGGTCAGGGATGAACGCTGCGAAACCGAGGACACGGAACAAAATGCTGTTCTGTGCAGCCAACGTCGCATCGAACGACGTGGTTTCAACGGGCGACTCCCACAGCCACAGGTCGTCGGTGCGCAGCACGAACGCCGGATCTTGGTTGGTACTAGCACCCAGGTTCGTGGGAATGTTCGGGTCAACATACACCGGAACGCCCAACAGTTCACCAACCTGACCCTGCGAAACAGGGGCACCCGAAGACGCAATCGCATTGAACGGCGACGACGACGGAACCACCAGCGGACGGCTCTGACCATCCAGCGCCGACAGAATCCACGACCAACGACGCGGGTGCATAACAATCGCATTCGCCGGCAGGAACCGGTTGGTGTTCATGTCCCGCTGTGCGATCAGCACACGGTTGTAGAACGACGCAGCAGCAGTCGTAGCCGACACAACAAACGCAGTGGTCGTCGTGTAAGCAACCGCTGTACCAGCCGTAACCAGCCCACGCAGTTGACCGTTCGCGTTCGTCCCGTTGATCACCTGAGTGTCCAACGCAACCGCATAACCCAAAGCAAGGTCACCAAGAATCACACGGTCAATCGGAACACCCGACTGACGCAGCAACGCAATGGAAACCGTTTGCCGTGCAGCAATCTCAGCAACGTTCGACGCCACCGAAGTGGTAGTGAAGTTCGCCTGTGTGATCGACGTGTTCTGCGTCTCAACCGCAATCGGCAGGCTGTTGCCGGTAATCTTCGGCAAGTTCACCGAAGAGATCCCCTCAGGCAGATCAGCCTTCTGCAACAGGTCAGCGGTGATACGACCTGCGCGAGCAATCGCAACAAAGTCCTCCACCAACCATGCGGGCGGTGCAAGCTGCCCACCAGCACCCGTCACAGTCGTTGCGGTACGAGTTTCCTGCGAACGCGCCAAACGCTCCTGCGCCTCCGCCGACCCGCGAGTCACCTCGAAGATGTCACGGAAATAGGACGTCTCGTTCGAGTCCCTCCGGTACACAGGGTTCGGCTCAGAAACAACACGAACCGAAACCGGCTCATCCGCACGCGCCACAACAGGAGCCGGAACAGACTGCAAACGAGCAATCTCCTCATCAACTCGAGCCTCAACCTCGTACTTGTCAATCTCCGAACGCAACGCAGTAACCTCGCCGCTCAGCTCTTCCTTACGAGCCAGCTTTGCCGTAACCGCAACCTCATCAGGTGCATCCTGCCCGCGAAGAACATTGAGCTCTTCCGCCATTTCGTTGTGCGAGCGAACCTTCGAGTCCAGCTCTGTGCGCTTGCGCGCAATAATTTCTTTCAACGTAGCCATCAGGCCAGTCCTTTCAATTAGATGGATGTGTGTCCAGCCGATCGATCAGTCAGGCCTGGCCTCAGTCCGCAGAGTGGGTCATGTCGCGTGAGTGCGTCGTACTTGTTTGCCCCCCAGTTACAGGAGGATCAGACGGGTCTGACCAATGGTGATCAGATCCCGACCGCTTTTCACGGGCGTTTCCGCCCGAAGTTCAGAAGTGGTATACGGGTTCGCCCCATACCCAACAATCGCAACATCGCCCCGGTGAATGTCGTACTCGTCAATTCGGTACTCACTGTAATCGGGTGACCATTGCCCACGAATAATTCGGAACATGAACGACATCTCATCAATCAGGCCCGAACGAATCTTCGGCAAAATGTAGGCAACATCCCGATCCTCAGCATCAAGGTTCGGTGCGTCAACCTGCAACCCACCATCAGTCTCCGCCAACGTCAACGTCCCATTCGAGGTTCGTGCGATACGCCGCAACGAATCATGCTGCAACACCAACGGCACATCCAGATCAGCACGCTTCAACGACACCGACCCGGCACCAGCAGAAACAATCTCGTTATAGGGGCCGAAAAAATCGTGCATCACATACGGGGTTTCATACACCGACGCAACCCCACGGAAACTCATAGCCCCACCATCAACCGGTGCCCGCAAATCCATGACCGTCCGCGCCGTCATCGCCGCCCGCGAATCCACATCCGACGACGACCTCCGCTGCTTCGGCCTATGCGACCGCTGCCCCACACCACCAGAACGAGTAACCGCCGCAACCCTCAACTGTGTCTCATCCACAATCAACCCCCCACCGTCAGGCCCGGCGCACGAACCGGAAACAACCGATCGAACTGGGCATAATCCGCATCAGTCAGCGGAGCCATATCTTCCTTCGCACGCACCTGATCCGGTGTCATCGTCCGAGAATCAATCTGCAACTTGAACAACTCAGCACGCCCCTTATCATCCATCGCCAAAATTGCTGACCGATTCAACTTCACATACCGGCCCTCAACAGTCAGCCGAGACAACGCCTGCTCCCGAGCCGCAATCGTCTTCCCCATATTCAGAACCAACAACTGCAAATTGCGTTGCGAGATTGACGCATAAGTGATAGCCGAAGCGTTCATCGACGCAACATCCAGAAGATCCGCCGGCACATTGAAGAACCGGCACAACTCAACATCCGAATACTGCATCTGCTCAACAAACGACGACTCGGACGCCTTCACCGAAATGGGGTCATACTCCCAATCCTTACCAACAGTGAACACATCCCCAGTCTCAACCGACGCCTTGAAACGTTCCTTGGCAACCTGCGCCTGCTCCGGGGTGATCGTCTTCTCCGTGTTCCGCAACATCGCAGAAGGGATACCACCATTCTGGAACCACGCCAACGAAAACTCCTGCGCCGACATACCAGCCGACAACGCCAACGCCGCATGAGTTATCGCAGACAACCCCACCGGGAAACCCGCAACCGTATTCTGCCGCTCATGCCAAATCGACTTAGAATCAACCCGACTACCAGCAATCTTGTACTCAACAATTCGAGTACCCTGCACCCGAAACGACACAGCCTCCGGGTCCACCGGCTCAATGCGTGTCGGAATACCAAACGAATCCCGCGAATGCACAATGCCAACATTGTTCCCAAACCGATCCAACGCCGTCTGAGTCGAATACAACCACTCCGCCAACGACATCGGCTGCCCCTCAGCAACCTCCCACGGCTCCACCAACACGGCAGGCTTCGGCATATCCACCGGCACCCCAGCAACATCACGGTACACATCCACCGGCATCAACGAAACAATCCCAGCCCGCAAATTGACGGCACCCCAAATCACCGAATGATGCATCGCCGCATTCGACCGCAGAAACCCCTTCGTGTGAGACGCCCACGAACGCGAAATCGTTGGATTCAAATCTGTGTCACGCCGGAAGAAGACACTCATTTACGCCCCCCCAACACAGACACCAGAAACGACAACCCGATCAACCC